TCCAGTACCTCCGATTTCTGGGTCATCGCTATACTCCAAACAATCATAAACATTCTGTTGAGTACTCACGCGATCACTGGTTACTTTTCGATGTATCAACTCATATACATCTAATTCCATCGCGGCGCGACCGTCTAGAATTTCTACATCATTCTGTTTAAACGTTGATGTATTTCTAAACGTCATATCAAACACTCCGGTTTGAAACAAATACTTTGTACTCTTGAAACTGGTGTTTCCTGCAGCAGCAGTTGGATTACCAACATTCTCTATTGCAGATATGTTACTCAAATCGTTAAGCCAAGCATTAGTCGATTTACTACCATATAAAGATAATGTCAACGTCGACTGCGATAGCCCTGCAGCGTTAACATTCCTCTGTGACAGACCATCGTTAAATAACACTGTTCTACTACCAAGCTCTTTTTCACTAACAGCTTGAACTTTCTTTACAAAACGTCTCCATTGACGTTTCTTCTTACGTGGCATAGTCTTACGTCTATACACGTTACGAAAACTAGCATCTGAACCACCTAATATACCAGGTGCGCTAGTTTTATACTTACTACGAGTTAAAGTCCGGCTACGTCCGACATTTCCTCCACGTTTCACCCTCTTGACACTTCGTTGTCGGGTAACGTAACTACGAACCCTACGTCTTTGACTCGGATTCAAAACCATACTTGATGTGTTTCTATAAAAGGGGAATTGCTCAATCATAAAAGAAGGGGGGTCACTTTAAGGTTTTGGTATGGTATCGTACTTTACTGAGATGTGAATTCCGCCAATCAAATTTGATAATGCGGTCCTTAAGTGACCTGGGGGGGATGGGGAGGGGCGACAAACTATTCCATAATTTGTGGCACAGGCACAGGCAGGCTGGGTAATAATGTTCCAGCCTGCCATTCTACAATTTTCCATGTCAAAGACACGTGCTTATGCTTTCACCATCAACAATCCCTCAATCAGCGATGATCTCGAAATTGAATTACTTAAAGATAAAGTCGATTATCTCTGTTATGGAAGAGAAACTGGAGATCTTGGAACACTACATTACCAAGGATACTGCAAGTTCCCACACCCCGTTACTTTACAACGAGTGTCTTCCTTGCTCAGCAGAGCTCACATTGAAAGAGCTAAAGGGAACTCTCAACAAAACATCGACTATTGTTCAAAGGATGGCAACTTCACCGAACATGGTACACGACCTACGTCCTCAAAGGTTGACAAAAAACAAATGTGGAGGGACATCATCAAATGCGCCGAAGAAGGTAACCTCGACAAGATTAAAGAGGATTACCCCCACGCGTATTTCCTCCACTTCAAAAAGATCCAAGACTTTCGCAAACGCAACTTGGGCATTATCCAAGGACAATTGGAGCATGAATGGTGGGTTGGACCTACAGGTACGGGTAAATCATCCAAACTCTGGGCTGAATATCCAAATCACTACGGAAAGGGTCTAAATAAATGGTGGGATGGCTATGAAGATGAAGATGTTGTGGCTATTGAAGAAATGACTCCTGAAGCAGGTAAATATCTCGCCCATTTCATTAAAATATGGGCAGATCGTTATCCTTTTTCTCCTGAAGTCAAAGGTGGGCAACTTAAAAAAATAAGACCTAAAAAAATCATAATACTCTCTAACTATACCCCTGAAGAGTGTTTCTCTAATGAACAAGATCTACTACCAATTAAGCGTAGGTTTAAAGTTGTTACATTTAATACTCTTTAATAAAAAAACCCTATGGGAAAAAAATCCTAAAGTGTATACATTGACTGGACAAAGCCCGAAGGGCTTTGTGCTTTTCTATATTGTGTATTCTCATTCTGGTTGTGGGTCCGCGTCTGCGGGTGGCCCAGCGTGGAGCTGGGCCATCACCACCCGTACAGACGCTACCGCTAGTGGGCTAAGATCCGGCAATTACATTGTAGTTACCTCCGATTGAACGGTGGCGTACTTCCGTACTACCTTCTAACTTATACATATACTTTCTTGTTACACCAACTTCAGCCATAAGCTGAAATGTGTTGTTAAGTGCACCCAATGGGCAACCCGGTACTAACTTGTATACAAGAAATAAGGTACGGGTTACTCCAGGGACAGCAAATGAATCTAATTTGTCCATTTGCTCTTGTGACCAACTATGACGCGAAGGGTCACGAATCTGGTGTGTTATCGTCTGACCATTCGGGATAAAATACTTCGTCTTTTTCACTACTTTAATTCCAAAATATCCCATTTGACGACCAAACTCAAATGGTGTACACCCTCTAAGTTGAATATTTAAATCGGCTCCAGTACCTCCGATTTCTGGGTCATCGCTATACTCCAAACAATCATAAACATTCTGTTGAGTACTCACGCGATCACTGGTTACTTTTCGATGTATCAACTCATATACATCTAATTCCATC